AGAACGAACAGTAGGTCTTTACTCAACATTACAAAGTAAAATGACAAAAGAAAACCAAATCTTTTTCCATCCAGGTATGTCACGTGTTCATGCTTATTTACAAATGGAAGCATTAGACAAAAAGGTCATCGTTTGGGACAATTACAACAAATTTGATACTGAACCTTTATCATTCGATCAATGGATGGATGTGTTCTCTAATACGCAACGTGATAAGTTTGGTGCAAATGTTGATGGTGAAATTTTAGAAATGCATGTAGGCGAAGAAAGAAGCGATCTTATCGCAACGATGTCATCGATGAGAGATATGTACAAAAGAGAGTTGCCTGTTTTGAAAGGCAAGTGTGATGATGAAATAACAGAATACTTTAGAACAGAAGGAGAAGGCGTAACCGTAGAAACGAAGAACGATTACGTATTTCAGAAGCAAGATTTGAGATACTTCTTAGAGTTATTTCCAGCAACACAACATATCGTAGAACATGAGTCGTTTACCATCAGAAGAGATTAGAACTGACTATCATATTCATGATGTCGACCTAGAAGAAGCATTTTACAATTGTATCAGTGTACCAAGACTCTGTACTTATAGAGATTTAAGTGATTGGGGATTTGGTATAAGAGATTACACTGATCATAATCTATGTTTATTTGTCGAAGCACTTCTACGAGACATAGAAAACGAATGGGAACCTGGCGATCTCATATCCGCAAAACAAAATCAGACCAAAGCATTTCACGCACTTAAGATCGGTTATCTAATTAACGAAATAAAGACAACTGGACTCTATTCGCCTATTCAAGGGTTGTACAAACGGCCTTTTACGCACTTCAAAGCACCTAAGTTGCCATCAACACAAGGAATTTACATACATCCAGGAACTGCTCGAGTATATGCAATCCGGCAGACACGTAAGTTTGACGAACCTGTGATCATTTGGGATAATACAGGTGAATTTTCACGTTTTAAAGAGTTAAATTTCAATGAATGGTTGAGTATGTTTAAAACGGAAAGTCTAGCAAGAAATATTTCTAATATTATCATCGAAATGCACGCTGATGAGTCAATTAGGGGTATTTTAGACACTTCCAAAGAAATTCGAGACTCCTATTTGCGTTCCAAGCCGATCCTTAGGGGTGACGTGAGATATAACATTCGTGAATTATTCGACCTCTCAGGCGAGACAGGAGGCGTTGTAGTCGAAACAAAGGGTACATACGTCTTTAGTTTTGAAGATTTACGTTACTTTTTAGAATTACACCCCCAAAACAATAGAATAATAGACACGGAAAATTTTACGATCAGCATAAATAATAGCAAATGAGTCTATTAAAGAGATTAGCTGAAGAAACACCTAGCGGATTGCGAAGACGATCAGCTGATGCCATGAAATGGCTGACGAAACGAATTCGAAGACTAAAAATATCCTCAGATAGATTCTATACGAACACACGTCAAGGGACACAAAAAACTGCTAGACTTCTTGACGGTAGAATGTACTGTTTCTTTTACATAGCAAAGTATGAAGAAGTATTGCCTTACTATGATACTTTTCCATGCGTATTGATGATAGAGATGAACTATGCAAATAAGACTTTTCTAGGTTTAAACTTGCATTACATACCACCTCGTTATCGTGCTAGATTGTTAGATGAATTATTCAAGTATACTAACAATCAAAACTACGATGAAACAACTCGTATACGTATGACTTATAAAATATTAAGTAGCGTCACACGTATGAAATATTTCAAACCTTGTTTAAAGAAATATAGGATGGACCATATTCAAGGCACAGCAATGGAAATTCTGCCTGAATATTGGGACATAGTTGCAATGTTACCACTTGCACAATTCGAAAAAGATACAGTCACAAAAGTTTATGCAGACAGTTTAAAGGTATTAACATCATCATAGGATAAAAAATGGCAGAAGATTACAATGTAGACAAATACGGAGAAACCGTAACTACAGCTAAGAAACGAAGAAAACAAAGAGAAGAATTAAACATAGATCGTCTTAGATTTAATTTTGATCAAGGTGCTAGATCAAATAGATTTCTTGTAAATCTATTTTTACCTGAAAAATTATCAGGTTTTAAGTTCGAAGGTATTAGATGTATCAGCGCCACATTGCCTGGTAGAACATTAGAAACAACAGAGTTTTCAGAATATGGCGCAACAAGAAAGATGCCATTTCAAACACAACATGACGAAGCTACATTTACATTTTTATGTGACTCAACGTTTGCAGATAGATTTATAATAGATGCTTGGCAATCCATAGTCTACACAGGTTCAGAAAGTACAGGCAATTCTGCAATGCCTATTTTCTCTTACTATAATGATTATGTTGGCCAAGTAGAAATTACACAATTAACAAGAAAAGGAGATAGTGCTTTAAAATATACATTGTACGAAGCATATCCCGTAGCATTTGCAGCTCAAGAATTATCTTGGGAATCTACAGATGAAATTATGAAATTTGAATGCACTATTGCTTACAGAACGTTTGATGTTTCATATGAAAAACCGTCAAACGTTAGCGGTCTAAATAGAGGAATAAGAGGCATTAGTGCTTTAAGAGATTTACTCGGAGTTTTTGGTAATAAGAGTAAGACTTTAAATAGATTTGAAAATAGACTGAGAGACTTAAGTGGTCTCTTTGGTTAATTAGGAGATAAATTATGGAATTACCAATACAGGCGGCGCCTAAGTTTACGACTACACTGCCTATTAGTCAACAAGAAGTGACTTACAGACCATTTCTTGTTAAAGAACAAAGAAATTTGTTATTGGCAAAAGAAAGTGATAGTCAAAAAGAAATATTTAAGGCGCTAGAAGGAATAGTTACATCTGTTTCAGACGGTTCTGTTGATGTCAAAGAGTTAACAACAACAGATATAGAATATTTGTTTTTACAAATAAGAACAAAGTCTATCGGTGAAACGGCTAGTGTAACATTCAATTGTGTAGAAGATGAATGCGATGGCGAGATACCATCAAAGTTAAATCTTTTAGACGTAGAAGTTGTAGGCAACTACAAGGCAGAAGATAGAGTTCAACTCACAGAAGAATTGTTTGTTGATTTAAAATATCCATCTGCCCAGCAGTTAATCGACATCACTGATACAAAAGATGAAGAACTGCAAAACAAAAAAATGATGAGGATGTCCATGAGACGAATTATCGACAGCGAGAATGTTTATGAATTAGATGAATATCCTGATTCAGAAATAGACAAGTTTGTAGATAGTTTAACTGTAGACCAATTTAGTAAAATTACTAAATTCTATGAAGACATTCCAACATTGTCGCTTACAACAAAAACTGTCTGCCCTAAATGTAAGGATGAAAGAGTTAGACAGATTAAAGGCTTACAGAATTTTTTTTAGTAGCCCTTTCACATGATAACTTTATAAGTTATTATAAAACAAACTTTACTTTGATGCAGTATCATAAGTACAGTTTAACAGAACTTGAGAATATGATTCCATGGGAAAGGGAAATTTACCTAAATCTTCTGAAAGAACACATTGAAAAAGAAAACGAGAGAATGAGACAGGCGAATAGTAAACGTAAAAGGAATTAAAATGAGCGAAGTAGACAACAGAAACGAAGTCAACATTGATCTCGAAAAGTATACTGATCTAATGTTAAAGTTAGATGATGCTAACGACAAGATCAAAGAAATGGAAGAGATAACCAAAGACCTCAAAAAGGCAGCTATCGAAGCAAAGCCTAAAGAGAAGTTTTCACTTGGTGCTCTTTTCATGGATGACAATGCAATTAACGAAAAATCAATTATAGGTTTCATATCATTTGCAATGATGGTTGCTTTTGGTATTGTTGACCTAATCACAGGTCTTAATGGCGTAGACTTAGTAATATCAGACACAATCTACACATCATTTGTTGTGGTAACATTAGGGTCATTTGGTATTGCAGAAGCTGGTAAAGCATTCGGGAAGCAATAATAAATGGCGACATTAGCATTACCAAATCCAAATCCTGGTGGCGGAAAAACATCTAAAGCATTACCTGTTACAATCATAGATGCTGAATTCACAGTAGTCAATGAAAAAAATGGTAAAAATGGTAAGAAAACAGATGATACCAACACCGTAAAAAATCAGAAAGAATTCTTTAAGAACTTCCAAGAAACTATGAAGAAGGCGTTTGAGCCTTTTAAAGAAGGTACTGATCAAATTAAGGGTGGTGTTAATGAATTGTTTGGCGGAGGCGGTGCTATGTTTACACCTCTGAAAATGTTGTTCGATAAACTCAAAGCAGTCTTTGATATTATAATGGGTCTTGGCAAGATTCTTGCAGTTCCTTTAAAAGCTATCTTTAAAAAGAAAGACAAAGATGATGATAAGAAACGTAAGAAAGAAAAGAAAAAAGACATAAAGGATAAAGACAAAAAAGACGCTAAAGCAAGAGGCGGATTATTAGGTGGTATTGGTCGTTTACTATTGCCAATTCTAGGTTGGGGTCTGTTACTTGGTGCTTTAGTTCTTGGAATCATGGCGTTGTGGAACTATTTTAAGAAAGGTGAGTTTGTCACTGGTCTTAGAAACATGGGTTACAATATTTCTATTGGTATAGCTAAAGTTTTTGGTAAAGACGAGCTCGTTGAACAACTTCAACAAGAACAGATAGCAATGAATTTATCGTCTAACAAGTACATGGATGATGTTGGTGAATATCTAAAAACAACAGCGAAAACCAATCTCGAAACAATGAAACGAACAGGAGCATCCGAAGAAGAAATTAAGGCTGCAGAAGAAAGACTTCGTAAAGGTGAGTATACAGATGAAGAAATGTTATTTGGTTTAAAAGAAGCTTTTGATAAATTGGCAAGAGATGGTATTATAGGTCCTGAAGAACTTGAAAAGTATAGAAAGAATATGTTCGCAGACGAAAGAACAGGAGTCATTGGCGATGTCATCACAAGAGAATATGATCCAGAAGGACAAGTTTTAAGAGCAACAGAAGAGGTAGTCGATAGAATTAATGAACAACAATTAGACTCTAGTACCGAGATTGGCAAACAAAATGTTGAAAATATCAGTAAAGTTATAGAAGAATCTAAGATAGATAATGTAGATGTTGAGGCCAGAAATATTGATGACAATTTAATTATGCCTGATACTTTTGATGGTTATTTAACTCTATCAAATCCAGATGGTTCACCAGTAACAGAAGACCAGTTCTTAAACGATGCATCTTTCGACAAATATCAAGCTCTTAGATATAGCACTGGTTATCAAGTTGGAGCAGATGGCAATGTAATGATTCCAATACACGATCAAACTTTCTCAGTGGCAGCAAATGACAACAATCTTGGAATGTTCACAGGCGCAGGTGATCTTAGTTCACCATTTGAAAAAGTAGAAGGTGGTGGATTTAGAATTAAAACTGTTGAAGAATTGGCGGAAAACCTTGGTACTCAAAATATGAATCTGTCACTTATGTCCGCAAATAGTTCACCATATGGTGGTTTTGGTATGAGTAGTTTAGATGATGAATCTGACGAATCGAAACTAAGGAGAGCACAACAAATTATTGACAGGGCTGAAGCACAAATAGACAAACAAATAATGGATAGCGTTAATCTCCAATCATATGAAGGTGCTGTTGAACTTACACCTGATCCAGATACGACATATGGTGAAGGTGTATTTGCAGCATGGCAAGAAGAGGCAGATGCTTTGGGTCCTCAATTCTTAACTATGTTGAAAGATATGCAAAACTTTAATGATTGGTATGCAAAAAATGGTGATGCATGGGATTGGACAACCTCAACAGACGAACAAGGAGAATTTGATAGTTTTAAAGATTCTCAAAGAGAAATTAATGACACTATAGAATCAATTGCAGCTAATACAGGCATAACCATAGAGGAATTATATGAAGCTCTAGGAAATTACGCTTCTGCTAATGATATTAATGCTACTAGCGTTATTCAAACTAATAATACCAATTACTCTCAAGGTGAATACGGCAATAGAGTTTCACACTTGAATTCTGCCTTATTTCCCAAAACAGCTAGTGATTAATCTTTATATTTCTGTTTTCTAGGAATTACCTTAGTCTTATCTTTATGAACTTGGGTCTTGCCATGATCTGGCGTTACCTTACGAGTGAAGATATTATCCCACGCCTGAGCAAACTGATCGTTTGAAATGACCTGTGGTCTTCTTTTACTACCTTTTCCCGACATGTCGCACCAAATCAATTAAACGATTGGCAAATGCCCACTCGTTATCGTACCATGCAACAAGTCTAAAGGTTCTTGAATCTAAGAACTGAGTTTGATTCCAATCAACGATACATGATCTCGTATCATGGTTGTAGTCTGAACTAACTAGTGGTTCTTCTGATAATCCAAAGAACTCAGGACATTGCACTTCTCTTAATCTGAGATTATCTCTAATCTCTGCCTTTGTTGTAGGTCGTTCTGTTCTAAATGTAAAGTCTAACATAGAAACGTTCTGTACAGGTACACGTGTTGCAAATCCTGTAAGTTTGCCTTCTAAATGTGGTAGTATCTTAGCAACTGTTTCAGCTGCACCTGTTTTTGTAGGTATGATATTGTTTGCACCTGATCTTGCTCGATACTTATCTTTATGGTGAGAGTCTACTATAACTTGGTCGTTGGTGTATGCATGAACTGTATTCATAAAACCATGTTCAAGTCCAAATGTCTCATCAATGATATCTGCTAACCATGATATACAGTTTGTAGTACATGATGCATTAGAGAAGACTCTATCGGTGTCTTCGATTGTTTTGTGATTGATACCGTAGACAATGGTCTTGTCTACGTTAGAAGCAGGTTGTGCTATGATTGTTTGCCATGGCATATTTCGAAACCGATCTCCGTCTGTAAATGCACCTGTACATTCTATAAGTACATCACAATTCCATGGTACAAGACTAGGGTTTCTTTTAGAGTGATACTCAATGTTTAAATGATTTGAATTAGCAACAGGATAATTCTTATCTTGTATTCTAAAACCACCTTCAGGCAATGCAAAGACATCTTTGTTAAATCTACCGTGTGTAGAATCGTACTTAAGTAAATGTATATTGGAATGTATATCACCTAAATCATTTACTTGACAAACTTCTACGTCATAATCATTTCTCTCGTAGATCGCCCTTAGGACGTTTCTACCTATTCGACCGAATCCATTTATACCTACTCTAATCATAATCTATTTGTCCAAATCAACCACCAACGAAAGTATTTTCTTCCCTCACCATATGCAGCTGATTTAAGTTTATTGTAGATCACTATCTACGTCTATAACCCTTTTGTTGAGACCTCTTAGCCTCTAACTTACGCTTTCTTTTGATAGCTTGATTCTTCTCGTTTCTCTTCACTGAAGGTTTGACATAATGTTCTCTGTCTCTCACTTCTTTGACGATGCCTTTCTTGTCACATAGTTTTTTAAATCTACGTAACATACGATCAAAAGGTTCAACGTTCCTAGTCTTAGGGTGTTGCCTTGGTTTTACACTTGTCATAGTTATATTATATTAAAAATTGTTAGTTACTGTCTAGTGACTTTTTAAAAAAAGGTGTAGTCGCCCCAAACTGTTACAGCAGCCCGCTCTACACGAGATATCCCGCTTTTTCACGATATCCTTACCCATACTGAGTTCCCCCATTTCCACGGTCTCAGTCAAGTAGTCGCTTTCATAGGACACATAATAAAAAACGACTACTCCCTATTCCAAGAAATTAGCTATCAGCTAACTTCTTAAAGTAATCCATCGCATCATCATCTGAACTTTCTCCGACAGATGCTTCTGCTGATGAGATTACAGGCTCATTTGCAACCGCTTCAGTGTTGACATTAGACCAAGGCACTTCTTCTAGGTCTTCTGCAACTGATTCAGCAGTTGATGTTGAGACGTTACCTGAGAGACCTAGAACTCTGTCTAGTTTCTCTTTCAATTCATCATAGGATTTGAATTGATCAGGTGATATAATCTCGTTCAAAGAATTCAGTGAAGAATATATAGTATTCAACTGAGCTTCATCGTCAAACAGTGGCATTTGAGTATCGAACTCTGACTTGTCATAGTTCCAATAACCATCAACCTTTCTGATTTTGATTTTGAAGTTCGCACCTTCTTCTCTGAGATCAAAGGGGTTAATAGCACTCTCATCTTCAAAAGCAGGTGAGATTGCTTCTTTCAACATTTCGAAAATCTTCTTACCATATCTGTATAAGAAAACTTTACCCTCGTTGTGAGGATTCTTAGGGTCTGAAACAACATAGATGTTAGACACATAATGAAGTCTACGCTTCTGTTTACGTGCAATCTCTTTGTTGGCTTCGATGCCTGTATTCCACAACTGACTGTTGTAGTCTGACACAGGGTCTTTTTTACCTAGAGTTGTCAAAGACTTCTCTATGTACCACCCACCAGGTCCTTGGAACCCATGGTCGAAGTAAGATGCCCATGGCATTTCTTCTCCTTCAGGTGTTGGTAGGAATCTGATGATTGCATATCCGTTACCAGATTTATCTAATTCTGGTTTCCAGTACTTATCATCATCGTAGGATTTTGTTTCACCTTGAGTTGGTGAGGCAGTTTCCATTGCTGCCCTTAGTTTATCTAATGATGTCGACATTGTATTCTCCTATAGTATCGCATTGTATTAGCATTGTATCGCATTGTATTAATCTAAAGATTCTTCGTCTGGTATTTCGAGTTCGAGTTCAATGAAGTCATTTTCGAAGCCGTGACCAAGAATCCACCTATCACTACTTTCATAGTAATCAAGTTTATTATACTCTATTTTTTCGTTTTCATCTAGTGAGTTTTTCCAATAAAAATCAATATCTGGAAACTTCTTTAATAAAGCAATAAACTGAGAACGTTGTGCTGTGTACACACGTTCCTCTTTGGTATATTTAGGTAAATAATTGTATCTACCTTCATAAACATTACCTGGATTATCATATTGTAAAGCATCAAATCCAAGTAAGCATACCTCTTTATGACCTTGTGTTATAGCATGACCTACAGCACATAAACCTGTAAACATGTTCTTGAGCAGCGGAATATTATACATAACTATGTTGTTTCCGTGAGAGCTGGATATACCCACGAAGTCAACATACGAATCATTACCTTGTATTATAAATCTATCGTGTTTCTCTAAGTCAACATCTACACGGATATCATTGTGCGAATATTCAAATCCTGTTCGCATCAATTCAAGCATTTCAATGCCATGTATCTCCCATGAACCCACTGCTATCTTATGATCATGGTAATAATTATTTAACAACACCTCTCTTTGAGGTGCTAAGTCACTCACAAACAGTAAATCAGGAATGCAATCTTGGTAAATAGCATTACAACCCCACCAGTGATCTAACTCATTAAGATCATAGTTGAGTCTACTAGGTCCGTTACCTACTATTGTGAGCATAATTTAATTAATAGTTTTTTAAACTTATCGTAATCGTATGATAAGAATACTTTGTATTTGTCTATCTTGTTCTGTATATCAGGATAGATTATAGTTTCTGATATAAGTTTTCTCCAGTCTGTACTATAGTTTGTTATTGAATCTAGTATAGACATTGTTTCAATTGATATGTTATTTGCTAAGTATTGTTTCAGAAGCCACGGATGACTTCCATTTTCTACCTTCAAAACCTCTTGTATTTTCTTCTTTTCCAGGATCTTTCCTACCTCTGTTTCGAACATATACTTTAGCTTTTGATTACGTTTCTTCCATTCAGTGTAACGTTTGTGTGCATCTGGTTCTAATAGATCACCAACCCAATAGTCTTTGAATGAAAGATTCGCAATATAGAAATCTTGTAAGTCTCTATTATACTTACGTGCTAGTTTACCAAATTGAAACCTATCGTTACGTTTAAGAAATGATTTGAGATCAGCTTTGACTTTACCATTGTACTGAATGAAGTTATAACTGTCGGTATAAAAGTGTAACTTTATACCAAGATACAACTGATAAGCATCAAAACTATCTCTACTATTCACTACTTAACGATCTTACTATCTGGTGTTACAATTGAACCTGTAGCAAGTTGGTGTGCTTCAGTAACCTTATCGTTTGATTTACATACGAAGACAACTGTACTGAAAGTTGCTTCGGTTGGATTCTCTTCACCTGTAACTGCAATCCCTTTAGCAAATCCCATTTGACCTGTTTCAGGATTAGATAAAATCATACGAGGGTCATCGATCACTAGACCTTTGTCTGACCATTCTCTCATTTTACCAACGTATTCACCGCTAACGGTTACAACTGATACTACATCACCTTTTTTCATAATATACTCCTAGTTAAAAAAAGAAGAAAGAGACGCTCTCGTTGTTTTGCCTCTCTCTATTAGTTTAAGACCTTTTGCCTCTGCCTCTAGTTTCTCTTTAAGAGGAGTTGAAAGAAGTCTTTTTGCACCTTCTGGTTCTATGTTATTTGTTTCACATACTTTAAGTATGGCACTCATAACATCTGCCTTGTTTCCTATTAGTAGACGTTCTACTTGTTCTGTAAATTCTTTTTTGCCTATCACGATAATGGTGCTCCTTGAACTTCATCGTAATCAAAGTTCTCAATCCAATCCATCATGACTCTATAGTATGCATAGTATGTTGGACTATGACCATTCATATCCATACCTTGTCCATCTTCTGAATAAGGAGTTTCTAAGTAATCAATAAGTGCTTGACATTCGTCTAAGTGAACTTCGGTAAGTTCGTCTTCACTTCCTATTTCAAGATACTCTAACATACTGTCATATGCATTATCGTATGCTTGTTGATGAATCCAATCATCTGCTTTATGAAATATCTTACCCCAATTCCAATCTTGTTTTAGAGTAAACTTCTCTTCGTTATAAAAATCTGCCATTAGAATATCTCCTTATCTGTTTCTTCTACTACAATTGGACCATAGAATAGATATTCACAATCATAGGTATCCCAATCATTGTCCATGAACCAACCAGTTCCTTCGTCTTCAATATTTTCAATTAATGTTGATCTTTCATCATCATCGCCATCAAACTCTAGTATTTCAACATCGAATGAACAACCATCCCAACATTCTAAGAACTCATTTTCTTCAAATACTTGTGGTTCAAACCAATCAGAATCTCCTTGAGTCATTGCATCTGTTAGCATTTCGACTTCATCTTCATTCGTTGGTGTGATTAACCACTCACCGTTTCGCCACATGGTTTCTGTTTTGATACGCTTTTTGGCATCTTCACCATAGGCATCTGCCCAATACTCTAACTCATATACACTCTTTTTGTTTGCACATGAGATTTCATAAGTCTTACCGACTTCAATTTTCACTTCACTCATAATTACTCCTACGTAAATTTACTTTCTCTGAACCAGAGATTCATAGCATACTTCTCACCATACGTAACTGGTAAACCAGCGTGTTGAGAGATTTCTGCCCTTTTATTAGTTCGTGGTTCACAATTGAACCACACTATCATTCGACCTTTTTTAGGTTGAACGTTAATACCAAACTGATTAAATCCTGTTTCACCACCTTTGTAGCCATCGTTTAGATAACACAATGCAGTTAACATTCTTTGACCACCTCTGTCCCAATGTTTTGTTTTTTCTTCTTCTGTAAATGCATTATAATCGAATGCATCGTAGTGATAATGATATTGTTCGCCTTCATCATAATATACAACTTGAAAACTCTCAGCGTTTTCTAATGGCATCTTTACTGTTTGTGCTATACGATCTCCAACTCTTTGTGTAATCTCACTATGATCATGTTTTAACCATGCATATGAATTAGTTCTTGCATGATGCATACCTGCAATAGTAGATGCCTTTTTCATTTGACTTACAGATTGTGTAATGAAATGAGCACATTCTTCTTCTGTCAAAAAATTATCTACGATTGAAATCCATGGTTGATCATACTTTGCTATATTAATCATACGCCGTATAAATTCTCATATCTCTTTCTGAGATCCCATAATTGTTCTACGTAATTTTGTGGGTCACCAGAAAACAACTGAAATCCTGCTTGACCTTCAACAGCAACGAGAGCATTAACTTCTGGAACTTCTATGCCTGTTAACTCTTCTACCATGATAGCGTATGCTGTCATTTGAATCATCCAAGGTGTAACTTGATCATCTGTCTTCATCTTAGATGATGTTTTGAAATCGATAATAGATAACACGTCTTCAAATAAACCAACACAATCAACTCGACCTGCCATTTTAAGATTGACAGAATATAATGGTGCTTCAAGTGCTAGAGGTACAATACTATCTAATACAGGTCGAATACCTTTAAACATACCTTCTTGGATAATATCATCAAACTCTATGAACTCTTTTTCTCTTCGAAGATAGTCTTCCACTAATTGGTGAAATGCCGTACCTCGTCTAGCAGCTCTATTAGATATAGCATCTGCTTTATCTTCACCAATTCTCTTACGCCACAATTGAATGTGTTCTCTTGTAAGTAAACTTGTAACTGTTGTGACACTTGGATATTTTTGACCTTGACCATCTACATAGAATCTTTTACCGTCTTCTTGTATTGTGTCTAAGCTGATACGCTCTAGATCATCAAACTCCAGTAATCTGGTCTTAATTTTAGTCATACTCTATCCTATTATGATTTGTTCTGTTTGTCGATATGCTTTCTGACAATCTGTTCACTTTTTCTTCTCTTAAGTGACTTGTTGCCGTGACTATCACCTAGTGGTGAGGCTGGGTGTGCTTCACCGATTTTAGATAAGACTTCACCAAAACCACCAACATTATGTTTAGTCACACCACCAATAATACTTGGTGCTGATATCAATTGTTTGATGTTGGGGTTGTTTTCGAAAAACTCTTCTCGTTCAGCCAACTTAAGAAACACATCATATGTTTCTCCAGTATCGTAATTATGTACTGTATACATTGGCATTATAATTGTCCTGCAAAATGAAGAGTTTTCTCTACCTCTTCTATTACGTCTTTTTCTTTATACCAAAGACCACTATACATTTGTGTAGAGTCGTAGTCTGGTTGAATGTCTGATCTCCATTCTACAACATAACGTTTATAACCGAACGGTCTCTCTGAAAAAATACGAACACTACCTTCGCCTGTACTATAGTTTCGAACTAGAACTCTCATGCTGTCATAAACCTTGGGACTGGTCTGTTAGTCCACTTTGCAAAATCTTTTTTGTATTTATTGTAGTAATTTTGATACGCTAGAATGACGTTTGCATTTTTGACATCATCTGGCATTGCAGGTGGTGGTGCTGTAAAACGTCCATCAGGAAGATTATCTGGTGTATCAACTAGAATGTCTCTAAGCAATTCGTCTGTCTTATGAACTTTACCATATCGATGTGTGTACTCATCACACAAAGCACAAAAGAGTCTGTACAAGTATTCATAATTGCCTTTTGATTTACGAGTCCAGACAGCAGTAGGGTGATTGATATGTGAAGCTTTGTAAATCATTGCTTCTTTATAAGCACCATTTAATCGCCATCTACGAATGTTTCTACCATTCTTAGTTTTATCCATATACTCAACACCATCTAACATACGATGAGCAGTTGACATAAGTTGAGCATATTCTATGATCATTTTGACCACGTGTTTGTCGCAGTGCAGTTTAGCACATGTAGTAGGTTTAGTGTCTAAGTAAAATAAATTCATTCTTCCATCCTATCTGTAAAACAAGTGGTTGTCAATAGTGGTTGTCCTATTTAAACTATCTGCCCAATAAGGATAAACAAAATCTGCATGATAATGAGTAGCGCCTTCTGTTATATCTGTCCATTCACCATCATAGACTCGCCTTGCAAGTAGCAAAGATTCAATCCATGTTTTACTATCTTCAGGATAATCCGATTTACCATCGCAGAACCAACTGAACTGACATTGATTAAGAACTGGCACCATATTGCCTTTCCAGTTTTCACGCCATTTCGCTTGATACACCACATCACATATTGTATCAGGATATAATGTACTCTCTACACGATTCAATACTACGTGTGATACTGCAATCTTACCTACCATAGATTGATTGCCTGATTCAAAGTAAATGTTTTGTGCTAGACAATACACTTCATTGTTCTGATCAGATGCATGGACTTTCATAGATGCAAACATTATGAAAAGGCCCATTATAAAACCAACTGTTACTGAACTTAAACCAATGAGAAGCCGAATGATCAACTCCCGTTCTGCTTGTTGTCCGTGGACTCCATACCTATGTCTGTTATTCATTTCCAAAACTCCTTCTCCCATATGAGAGGTATATTTTTCTTAGTTCGTTTCTCCTCACTTACCACACAACCGACATACGTGAATAGTCCCATGATTGTGAGAAAGATTATACCAATGAAAATATCCATTTTAGAATCCGCTAGTCCAGTGAGCGTACTCCTCTGAACAGTTTACCTCACCACAAACACATGTGCCTTCAGGCAACGTATCTTCAGGTGACGGTGCAAAATCGTTAATATGGTGTTCTACACCATGATCATCCACAAATGTGGTGATAATTTCTTTATTATTAGTTATACTCATTTGTATCCTCCACGTCTTTAATAAACCATAACATTAGTAGGAATCCTACCATTATAACACTTAAACTATCTAATGGTAAGAGGGTTTCGTGATTGTTCTCGATACCCCCAGCACCACCTAAAACTAAAATTAAACCTAGTATCAATCTCATAACTTACCTCAAATAATCAGGACCATATTTTCTCATACCAAACACATCGTAGCCATCGAATAGATTACCACGTGGTGCATTCAGAGCAGGTTTTGCCCACCCAGCAGATTTAAGAACATCACCAACTTTGAAAGACACGCCTTTCTTGGTTGTGAACTCAGTCAGGTTAATGAAACCCCAAACACATCTTTGGTATTCATTGTTTTGGATTATCTTAAGATACTTACGACCTATCTCATAATTCCAGTGATAGTCTGTAAGGGTAGGGAATTGATTAAGGTGTTCTGATTTAAGATCATCACACAATTTATCGCATAGATAGATTAAGTCTTTCATATTGTCTCCTTTTTTAATCATCATGGTTATCCTTACATTTTTTGGGGGTCATTGTCAACCCTTAACGTCAAGATAATGTCTCAAGGCAATACGTTCATTCTCAGTCAAATCAGTGACGGATTTGATACGAGACCATGGTGTTCCTATTGTAGTTAACTTATTGCCACATACAACGGCTGCATTCCACATCAAATCGTCTTTGGGATATAGTTTGTTTTCTTCACATAATGTAATCATGTGACGACCATACGCTACGAGTTGTTTGACAGCTTTACTGTCTTCGTAACACGAATAGTTAGACATAGTAATTCTCCTATTTAATATAAGAGACATAATACTAAAAAATGGAGGTTATTGTCAAATACCTTTTTGGATATCGTTAAGTATTTGTATTTGTTTTTGGATCATTTCTGAACGATTAGGCCAATAGATATAATCCTTGTCACTATCTTTCATTAAATTTTCCAATAGAGGTCTGATAAAGTTATCCATCTTATCAATAACTTCATTTGCTGTTGTTGTTTTTTCTACGATCTTAGTATCTACAGAAGCAAGTTCTTCTGCATCCATAGCTGTAAAACCGAAATCGTTATATTCTATACTCATATGGGTATTTATATCTTATTCCACACTCTTTCGTGGACAAAGTATATGATCATCTTGGCAAAGAACTCAACACCACCGATACTCAATGCGATTGATATATCACCAATAAAGATGTATGCGATGAGTATCGTTGTTATGGTGGCGGTTATTCTCCAACTAAATGTTTTAGCTAGAGACTTCTTTATTGAGTCTGGCATTTCTTATTTTAGTGGCACTGATACTTTCTATTTCAGCACCTAGTGTTTCTTGTTCTATCTTGTAACCAACATCACGACCATATGTTATGTGTGTAATGTTAGGAACTCTTAAAATTGTAAAATCATCTAGTACACTAAAACCCTCTTTTGCTAATGCAACAACGATTTCATTTTCTCGTTCTTCAAAATCAAAAGGGTTACTATCTGTACCGTCTTGTTCTCTAAGTAAGATAACTACTTGACCAGTTTTGGCAATTGCTCTTTTAAATAACTCTGTATGCCCTTGGTGCCACGGTTGAAATCTTCCAAGGAGTTGTGTAGTTGGTTTAGTCCAATCCATTTTGTAATCCTTAAATCATATTTATCTGGTTCTTGAAAAACTTTGTTGGTGTCTTCAAATCTACTTTCTTCGATTGTGTCCATCCATATGGTGAAATCAGCGTCTATCACGTCTCTCATCTTTGGTAGTGGACAAACAAAATCAAATATACCGAAGTCATAGAAAGACATGCGATATGCCTGTCTAAGTCTTCCTTCATCCGAGAAATCCCAATCGTCTGCTTTTTCTCTTAACGTATCAGCATTAAAATGCGGAATTAAAAAGTGATAGGAAAGTTCTCTAGCTAGAGTTGTCTTTCCCGATCCTGGTAACCCCATGATCAATATTTTCATATATTACAATGTGACGTTCCTTATCGTCTGTTTGTTCGATCATCTTCAAAGTTATACCGTTACCTACGGTAAACTTGCTATTATATAGTACGATGAATTGTGAATCTTCATCTGGATTAATGTCTGTATATTTTGGGTTTCTTCTTGGATTAAACCAATACAATTTGCTCTTTTGTTGAGTATCAGATATCTTTAATACAGATAGTTCTAGTCTATCTTCTAGTTCATCTACCCATACATCATTGCATTCGTATCTACATCCAAGATAAGATGAAAAGAGAGGAGGTAAGTCCAAACGAACAGCACCCTCGATGTTCGAAAGTTCTGATTCGTAGTTTGGACTTATTTGTTCTGGTAATATATTTCTAACTATCGACCTAGAAATATCCACCGTCCCTGTGATCATCGGAATCATCTGAACCGTCCTTTACATCTGTTTCACTAGCGGCAATAAATTCGCCTGCATCTTGTAAAGACTGAATGTAATCTTGTGTTGCTAGAACGAATTTAGAAATCATTTCTTCTTTAGTTAATGATGTAACGATGCCCTCAAAGTTTAGAGCATCAGCGGTTTCAGCGATGGTTTTTTTAGTCATTGATTTTAACTCTGACTCAGAAGGTATTACGATTTCTTCGAATTCTTCTTCTGCTTCATCTAACTCTTCGTCTAAGGACTTTTGTCTGAGTTCGTTTTTTTCATCAACAGCGGCCTGCAAATCTTCTAACGAGTCATATGACTTGATTGGTTTATCTAGTCTTGCTTCGATTGTTTTACCTTCTTCTATTTGGACTTTAAGATTAGGTGCATTGCCACCTGTAATCGTTGGTCCTGAGAATGTAGGTTTTGTTTCTTCGTCTTCTTCTGCGACTTTAAGTGTAGGTAAGTCTTCACCTAAGTCTGTAATTTCCTCATCAATCAGATCATGAGCGGCTGCCATGTCTTCATCTTTAACAGTAGGTTTAACTTCTGCTTCTGATTGAACTGACTCTACTTCTTTTAGGAACTCTTCTGTACCTTTTGCATCTTCTGGTACATCTAATGTAAACTCTTCTGGTTCAAATAATTTTGCTTCAGGTTCTTCTTCTTTTTGAGCTCGACCAGCTCGAATCATTTCCCATGCTTTTGATTTTGGTTTAGGTTCTGGTGCAGGCGTAGGCGCTGGTGCTAATGCAGGCGGTTCTACGTCCATAGAAGTGACATTGCTTTGTACACCTTGTAGTGCTTCTAGTTTTGCTAAAGCAATCTTTAATTCTTGTTCAGCAGTTTTTCTTGCAACTCTCTCATTGACTATCTCTTGTTCTTTTTCTGCTTCACGTTTTGCAAGTTCTTCTTGTTTAGCAGCCAGTTCTGTTTCTGCTAATTCTTGTAAACGTCTTTGTGCTCTTTCGAGTTCTGTATTGTAGTCAATTGATGCTTTGTTAAATTCGTCTCTAACAACAATAAGTGCCTCTAGTTCATTAGATTTAACTAGACCTGCCTTAAGTTGTGATTCTAATAATGCTGGAACAACTGATAGAATCTTTGGGTCTATCTGTGCTTTGTAGTTTTGAATACGCTCACGAATTCGTTCTGACTCAGATTTCTCTGCGACTTGTTCTTGAGCGAATGCTGATTTCACTTCATTTTCTGCCATAATTTTTTTATCCTCAAAATATCCATGGAGTCGGACTCGACCAGAAAGTTTACATATCGGAAAGTATTATAAACTCTCCCTTTAATTCTATGTATAGTCCCTGCCGACTAATATATTTATTTAAAATTGAACTGTAGGAAAAGCTTTCTGAGCAAGTTCCTTAGTGATATTTTTAAAGGGGTTAACCTTATCTTTCACTAGTTCCATCATTTCTGCCTCTTTAGCAGGAATGCTTTCAAGTAGTTCTATCCACATTGTTTCACGTCTAAGTTGTGGTACTTGTTCTGTAGTAAAGTATTTGAACTTTCTAGTTTCAAACTTTAACTGTGACTCTGATAGATCAGGACCTGGTGCATCGTTAGGTTTGTAAGGTGTTTTACCTTCAGGTAGTGTTGACTTGATGTTGTCGCTGAACAACCATTGTAACACATATCTTACAGCACCGTTTCTGTCCTGAAATGCTCTCAATCCATTAACTGCATTATCTTCGTTATCTTCTGCCACTAAATTAGCTTGGCATAGAATCTCAAAGCAGTCTGCATTTTTTGTAAGGTTAATCCTCTCAGTCAC